GTTATCATTGTTATTAATTTTTATTTTTCTATAATTTTTCGTATTGACGGAGTGACATCATCCAAAGGAACAAGCGTATAATTGCCATCTCCCCCCAAATGCACAAGCCTTCTGGCAATAACCTTTAATCCTATATTCTCCAATGGAATCTGATAACAACTCTGCTGAATAGTATATAATCCTAATGGCTCATCATAATATTGTCCGAAAGGATTAAGCAATACAGTTGATCTGTTCCTTGAATAATCATTCAACAACGTCTTATTTGTATTGTGGGTGACTATGAAATCATATCCAGCCAAATAAGTGTGAGTATCACTGTCAACCTCTATGCATCTTGTAGGAACAGATTTACAATTGTCTATTCCATCAATATATACATATTCTTTTGTGTCCTTATCATAATCCAATACAAAAGAAACAATATCCGTTTTGGAATTTATATCACATGATATGCCAAGCGAAGAAATCAATGATATGATATTTTTTCTTAACAGTTTTGTTTTAAATATGACTTTGACATTCCGTTTACCATCCGTATTCTCTGAATCCTCAAAATAATCAAAATATGTATTCGCAATATTGCAATCTGTAATATGATTCAATATTTCTATTTTTTTTGATCTGTCCATCAATCCCATATTGAAAATAGGAATATCATCACTATCAAAAAATACATATCTATTCTTTAAAAAATCCTTTTTCTTGTTGGTTAATCTACTTCCCTTGCAAAAAAACAGAAAATCCCAAAAGTTCATATAAACAGCAGGCAAACTTCCATTAGCTATACTGGTCTCTATTTTATCCACACTATTACATATTGATATCTTTGGAAAATCTGGTCGGTAATATTTATGTTCATTCATATAATCCTTTAATTCAGAAGTGGTTTTAACCTGCTCTTCATCATTTATATAAACAAGCCATCTATGGTCCGAATCAGCCACAATTGAATGTCCATTGCTAAAATATAATTTCATACATGGATTATGGTGAATTTCGGACACATGTTTTATTTTTGTCCATTTTCCTTTCTTATCAAGAACCTTGTCTGCCGTGGATATATCACCCATTTTCATCCAACCGCTATCTGTCATTATAGGAGTATCAACAGGAAGTCCCTTGTAATCAAATATGCAGAATCCATCTTTGCTTTCATCTGCCTCGTTATGATAATACAATAACAAATCGAATGTTCCAGCATAATTCACATCTGTTGTCTTGCTAAATTCTCCGACTCCTGTATATACAGAAGTCTCTGCCAATACAAAATGCAAATCTGGTATCATATTATCCCAGAATTTTCTGGCTGCCTGTTCTTTTAATGACAAAACAGAATCATCAATGATAGGTTCCAATCTTCCGTTAATAAGTTGATTTTTAGCACTTTCGCATATTTTGTCGGGTTGATTATCCTTATACCATGCTATGCTTTCTGCAAATTCATGAACCTGTGTACCCATATTACAGGCATCATCCGCTAATTCTTTCCACTTTTGAGTCCAATATGGTCCGTCAAATCCATGTTTTATGGCATAGCGTTTGGCTATCTCATCAAAATTAGCATAGGGTTTATAATTATGTGTGAAATTTGACACGCAATCATATTCTTTTCCGTTGACAAAATATTGATGCGTATCCTCCTTAAATTGCAAACCATTAAAAGTGGAATGTATCTTTTCCCTTGCTTCTTCTATGATTTTCTTATAATTATCGGACATATATTATCATATTATTTATTATAATCATTCGCAAAGATATAATAATATTTTCAATTATACAACTTTAACCGCATAATTATTTTTTCCATCCATAACATTTCTGAATGTGGCATATTGAGTATCTGTTCCAGTATAATATGAACTTGCTTTCAATCTATCATACAAAGCCTGCAGAATATAAATATCAAATTCTTTAAGACCTGTTCTGTCCTGAACACTATTCATCATATAAACCATCGAATCCACCATTTTATCAGAATATTTATAACATGTTCTGAAATCTATATAATAATTTGTAAGACCTGAATAACCAAGGTTTGAAATCTTGAATGATTCCAATGAATTGCAGTTACGGAACATAGCTTCCACGTGTTTTGTTTGGTTCATATTAATCACAACATCTCCTGTTAAAGCAGAACAATTATAAAACATGTCATTTGCGTTAATTATATTTTGCATGTTATTTTTAGATCCCAAAGTTATTAAAGAAGAACATCCCTCAAACATGGAATGTGCATCTTCTACTTTTTCAAACGTTACAGTATCATTCAATTCCGTCAACGAGGAACAACTGAAAAACATTGTATTCGCACTTATAACAGAATCAAATGAAGCATTAGATATAGAGTTTAATGAATTACATTTATAAAAAAGAGCTTCGGCATTAGTCATGCCTGTAAACTTCCAATCCTTTGGTATACGAATCAGATTGGTCATCTCATCAAACATATAATGTCCATCTAAAATATAATCAGTGGATGTCCATTGAGTGTTATCAAAAGAAGTGATAGCACTACAATACATAAACATACTTTCAGTAGATATTATATTATTAGGACCAAAATCATCTGGAAGTTTGGATAAAGAATGGCATCCTTCAAACATTTTTTCCGCATACTTCAATCCTTTAAAAGATATATTATCAGATAAAGTATTCAAAGATGTATCATATAAAAACATACTGGATGCACTAATGACACTATCATAATTATAATTGCTTGTCATTGATGGAAGATTCATACAACCAGCAAACATTAACTCCGTACAAAGAGCCTTATCTACATTTAATTCTGGTGTGATATAAGATAAAGATGGACATCCTTCTGCAAAAGCATAAAAATCCTTTTGATTGGACGTGTCTATTTTTAATATTTTTTGTAATGATACCATTCTTTGTACATATATATTCCCCTCCAATCTAATCTGAAAATTATCCATAGGAGAATCTAAAAAATACAAATAATCCACAGGAGTTAATATATCATACGTTGATTGTGTAGATACAAAAGCATCCTGATATGTCCTAAGCCATTTATAATCGTTTTTTTGATATGTCGGATTACTTCCAGATCTCAATTCTTGTTTTCTTAATCTCAAAGTATTATCATCATAAGAAGTACCAAAATCCACAAGATAAGCATTTTCATCCGTTTTACTTGAATAAGATGAATATCTAACACCAAATTCTAAATGTAACAAATACTTTGTATATTTTTTTTCAACGGCATTTACATTCCCCAATGAAGCTGTATTGCTTTTGTTATATAATGTGGTATTTGATGATAAATCAATAATAACATTATTAATAGAACTTTCATAAAATGACGTATTTCTCAACGATGAAGTATTAAAAATAACCGCACTTTGATTATCATAATTTCCACTTACGGCAGCAGTTGAAGATAACAATGTCGCAATTCCAGCACTATCCATTATTTTCATACTCCCGTCTTTTGATGTAGTATTATATCCAAGATTTGAGCTATCAGCATACATAAAAGATATATTACTGTATCCAGAGCATACAGCTGATATTCCATTGTTTCCTATACTATCAGGCATGGAAGTAAGGTTCACATCTGGAACTGGAACGTTGGTATCCATACTGTATTTTATACTGAAAGAATCATTAACCGCAGTTCCATCATAAGTTTTGTAATCACCCGTATTTGTAATAAATCCAGACAACACACTAATTGTAAAATAAGATATGTTGCTATAATAAGAAGTAATAGAATCACTATCAACATTTATATTAAAAGTCCCATTATTTTCTTGGGGATAATTAAATTTAATATAATTTGATATATCATATTGATTGTTGGAACTATCATACAAAGTGGCCGTCACTTTGTTCCCATCAAAAGATGTGTAATATCCATCACTCCATATATTTGACACTGTAGCAGAAATAAGATTGCTATCTGTATATATATTATTGAATGTCGGTTTGGGCACAGGATACAATATAGGATAACTCAAAGTGTCATCAAATTTATCACTGAACATGGTCTCCCCCCAATAGACATCGCTACCGACCATATAATTCCAAAAGTAGCCTCTTAATATGGATAGTTCTCCCGTAAATTCATTTCTTTCGGTTTCCTTGTTATATCCAATAAATTCAGATTCCTTACCAACATAACTAAAAAGCATGGTAAAATAGGAATATCCTTCTTCTGAATGTTCCTCTTCATTGATTATATAGGGATGAATAGTGTTACCACTGTTTGTTATTGATATCGAAGAAGGCATTTCATCTGATTCTGAAGTATAATACAATGTCTCTCCTGTTTCATTACTTTTATAATCCGTTATTTTGAATGTTATGGTTAACGTTTTAGCGGTAACGTTCAACACCTGATTGTAAAGGCTTATTTTTGGCTTTGGTCCTGTCGTTACAGTCATTACATATTCATCGTTTGGAATAGGATTGGTACTGTACCTTGCTCCATCTCCCGTATTATAGCAAGCTCCTGATTCAACCACAAAAGAATACGAGGGTGTCGGCCTGAATGCTTGAATCATCAAACGATATCCCTTGATAAGACTTATCACCTCCCGTTCCTAATATCTTTAAATCTGCAGAATAATGAATTTTACTGCTATCTACAATGCTACTCTCATAAGGATGACTTCCAAAACTACCGTCTACAAAGTTTTTAATTACTTTTAACAAAATGGAATGAGAACTTGTGTTTCCAGAAAATACAGGTTTTGGAGCATCGGGAAGAATGGTATATATATATTCATAATATTCATTCCCCTCTTCTCCCTCACAACCTATACCATCTCCTCTCCATAAGAAAGAATCTGCAGGCACTTTGACTTTATATGTTCCTGGCTCTCCTGGAACTTCATTTCCGTCTGCATCATACCACTTTACAATTATCTTTCCAGTGGTCTTGTCGTATGTCGCTTTATAATTCAACATTACAAATTCATTTTATAATTAATTATTGTGCTACTACCTTATAGTGATTTTGACTGTTCATTACACTTCTAAATGTATCATATTGTGTATCTGTACCTGTATAGTACGTTGATGCTTTCAAAGCGTTATACAAAGCAGTGGTTATCTTAAACGTATAATCATAAGTTGCGGATGAACGATCATATACATTGTTCATGGTATAAACCATGGAAGCAATCATTGTTTCTGATACGGAGGTACAAGATGTAAAATCCTGATAACTAAATTTTTCAATTTGTGCAATATTTCCTATTCCTTTAAATTTAAAATCCTCCAAATTAGTACATCCGCTTACCATATCATGATAAGAGGAGGCATTGGAAACATTTATAAGAGGAATTGATATCAGAGCGGCACATCCTCTAAATATACCACCACATTGATATAGATTGTCTGGATTAAACGAAGTAGGAATCTTTATTAAAGAATTGTCCATTACAAACATAGAATCAGCATTTGTTATATTTTTACCAGATAAATTAGCAGGTAAATGAACTAATTTAGAGCAGCCTCCAAACATACTTGCCGCATTAACTATTTTATCAAAAGTAATCGTATCTGGGAATGATACCAAAGATGTGTCTCCGCTGAACATTTCCGCACCATCGGTAGCATCTATAAACGTACAAGATGACGTTATATTAGTTAAAGCGGTACAGAACATAAATGTAGCCCTAAAACTTGTAACGTGTTCAAAAGAAGAATTAATGGTAGTCAAATTATTCTGATTTACAAAAGAATAAGACATATCATCTATTTTGCTTGTATTCAAATGATTAACAGAAACAATATTCCAAGAATCCCCCTCATTCTCTTGATTTCCAGAAAATGATGTAATATTATCAGCAGCTGGAGTTAATGCAAAATACTTATCACCAGTAACAGACGTTTTAACTCCGTTGATATACAAACTGTTTCCTGTACTACCATCTACAAAAGATATATCTGTTATGTTATACATATCAGACGTTTCCGAACTTTCCATATAAGCATCTCCGCTATAAGATCCTCCAGTTGTAGGATGATTGAATGTTCCTTTTTTATCTATTGTAAACGACAGGCAATCGGCAGATCCTATATTATCCAAAGTAAATGAAATGCTTTCATTGCTTTTTATAATAATATTTGATGATCCTGTTATAATATTTCCAAGTCTATCTGTAGCATAAACACTATCGGAATTGACCACCGTATTATATTCATTTGAAGATGCTGAAATATTCACAGGTGTGGTATTAAAAGTGATACCTGTCAATTTGTTATAAAGGCCATCGGAATCCTTGACGGTGTTCATAATCTCTATGTCTATTACGTTTCCGATAGACGGTTTAGGAGTCTGTTTCTTTGTATTGTCAAGTTTTTCCACTGTTATTCCGTCAGGATTTACAATGATATGTCCACAATCAGGATCTACTATTTCAAGATTTCCGTCTCCATCTTTCTTGTATATATGTGTGGTATCAAAAACAACAGTAGAATTTCCTCCGTAATTTATTCTGCATATACAAGTAGAAGGAACCAACTGCTGCAGATATTTGATAAGCACATCATCAATATATTTGTACCTTTCCAGATAGGATTTGGTATAAAGATTAAGTCCAGTCCTGAATGATATATCAAGAACTTTGGTGTTTATAATTCGTTCTGTATGATAATCCGTATCATCCGCAGAAGACACATAGCAGCTATTTGCGGAAGCAGCCACGTCTCTAATGGTCAATGTTTCACGTGGAACATTGTATAAATTATATACAGAAACAGAAGTATCCGTTGATTTTTTCTTGCCATACCTCCATATATTTTCCTCTTTCGTTATATCAACGCTATCCGACAAACCGTATAAAGTGGTCGCACTTCCATTGATATAGTCATAGAAAGCGTTTATATATGGTTTAGACGGTTTATTCTTATACATATCTCCAAAGAAATGAATCTTTGAATCGACATATTCATTATAATTATCCCTTAAGTCAATAGTAACAGAAGAATCTGTATCAAGATTGTCAAAACCGACTTTTGATAATGAATTTTCAAGTTCTATTTCATAAGGACTTATTCCATTATATCCATACATCTTGAAATTGAACAAATCATTATTGATTGGATATTTGAATAATTGATTAAATCTTGATATATATTCATATCCTCCATCATACCCGTTTATTATATCGCTATGCGGATTGTTGGCCTTGAAATAATTGTCTATTCTTGCTGCCCTTATGGCTTCTGGATCTGTGTTTTTGAGATGTTTCCAGCCTTCATTCCCAAGTATTGTGGAATATGTAATATCCTTAATAAGAAAATAATGGGAATATACAGTGTCATCCTGCTTAAACACATCAAAAGTATTATCATTAACACTGTCATATAGGGTTATATCACAATTATAATTTCCACTTGCATCATATAAAGAATCGCTGTTTATATTAAATGGAACCTTGACTTTGTCTCCGTTGACATAATCATATTTAAACAAAAACAATCTTATCTGATATCCGTTATTATAATCATCAAGCTGTATTTCTCTTGTAAATGCCTCCTCTTTGGAATAATTGTCAATACAATAGTACATTGGATCACTTACATAGGTTGTACCGCTATATACGACATCCCCAACTTTAATGGTATTATCAGCTTGAACATACAAATTGATATATGAACAGTCGTATGATTTTTTCTCTCCGTTAATTGTCAATATCCATTTATCTGTATATATATCAAACATAATTCCATTCAAAATGACATAAGAATCCTTTAAATTTGATACTTCTACAATCTGTCCGTCAATCAGCGTATTCGCATTGATATTAACCAAATCTGGAAGAAATCCTACTGCCAAAAAGTTTCTTACCGTTTCCGAATATAAACCTTTCATCTTTCCGTCTGTTCCCTCGTACGGCAAAACAATTTCATTGTTTCTTCCATATACAAAAGGATAAATAGGCATCCATCCTCCGTTCATCTGGAAATAAGTTTCTCCATCATACGTCTTTGAAGAATCAAAATAAGGATATAAATCATTATGGTCCTCTTTGTTCAGATTATAATCAGAATCGTAAGCGTCTGTGGTTATATTTCCGCTTGCATCCTTATAATATGTATATGCCGTTACTGGCAATCCGTAATATTCGGATTCTGATGAATTTTCGCTTGTTATAAGTTTTGTCTGATTATACCATGCGATTTTTCCCATTCCCAACAAATCAGAATAGGCATCCTGTATTTTGGGAACGATACATGTATATTCCTTTATGTCATAATCATAAAATCCCCAACTTGCTTGCTGCTTTTGTGTCAATCCATAATACCACTTCTTACTCTTTAATCCAAACAATCCCAATAGATTGCATACAGATTCAACCGTTCCTTTCCCATTGAGCAGATATCTTGAATTAAGTCGCAGATTTTTCAGAAACGAATAATCTATATTTGCAGATGTATAGGTTTTGGAATCGGAATATGGCTTGATAACGTTATACAATGATATTTCATTATGAACATACGCACTCAACTCTTCTATTCTTCCTATCACTCCATCCGTTGTGGCTGAATCTGCAAAGAATGTGGCACTATATGATGTTCCGTCAAGTGTAACCTGTCCATTGCACAAATACATTTTTATTCCGTCATAATCAATGTATGGTGTTCTTTCTGTATATTGGGATAATCCGCTTGAAGGAATTTTCTTACAACATTTAGTGTAGAAATAACCATCTTCATAATCTTTATTTAATGTTTTGGTATATGGAGTGAATTCATAATCTCCATCATCTGCAAATTCTCGTATTATAGGCACCGATGTGGCAGTGACACCTGTCATATCAGATATCGTGAAACAAGATTCTTTTTCATAATATGTACTATCAACATCTTCTGTATAAGAGGATGTTTGTATTGATATATCTTTATTTTCAGCAGATACGACATATTTGTCATACGGACCCAATATAGGAATATCCCTGTATGTTGTTGCTGTATAACTGTTTTCTGTAAACAGATTTTTCTTCTGTTCTTCTGTCAGTCTGTATACAGGCTGATCCAGATTTTACATCTGCAGAATATTCTGGAATTGACGTTCCATCCCATGTCGTTCCAGATATATAAAAATTGAAATTTGAAGGTGTAACAGCCGCAGAATTGATATAGAAATATCCCATATCTATAAGAGTCCTTGTTTTGGCAGTAGACTGTAAATCAGATAAATGACCTTTATCCAATCATCAGGAAGAGTCGTCTATATTTTCCTTTTCTGCAATTAAATGTATGAAATTTCCTGACAGTCCTTTTAAGAACGACGACTTCATTCGAATGCTGATTGATTGTCATATTTTAATCTATAAGGGGATCCATAAGCTACGTCACTATAAGTCTTTGATACAAATATATTTCTGGCGGAAACTGAATACCATGCAGAAGCTATTAACTTATATCTTTTGTATTTAGAATATTTCCACGATGACTCTAATACGTTAGATGTACTAATATTATCACCTTTATATTGAGATGAAGAAGTCTCTCCATTCTGAGAGTTAACTTCTGTTTCTTTAACATACTTCCATTCTCCTGTTCCTAAATCATATTTATCCATAATAATATTAGGATTAGATCCAGTCATCAAATATACATTATTGACATATATTCCATTCTGTGTTAAATAATATCTATTGCGAGAAGTGGTATTTATTAAAGTTCCAAAATCAATGTTAGTACCTATCCAACAGTTTGGTCTACCTTGGGAATTGTAATTTAAAGAAGAATCTATATTAACCAATACCTTATTGTCCTGTTGGGAACTATATATAACAATTATATCATAAGTTGAACACAATGCGCTAATATTCACATAATCGGTATAAGAAATTTGAACATTTGTTGCATTTTTAGTATATGATGTGATATTAAATATATTTTTGATTATAGATTCTGTTATATCTGATTTTGACACCGAAGTGGCAGCATCTTTAAACATCCAATAACATAAATTTTTAGGATATTCATTTATAATAGAAAAATCAGAGCCTCCAAGTGGAAGAATATAATTATGATTCATTTCGTCATAATCAAAATAAAATCCGCTCCAATATGAATCAGAAAATCCGCTAATGTACTTCCAAATATTAACATCTCTTGATAATATTAATGTGTTTATATTATCTCCTTCTGTGTTGATTTGATTAGGAACAACATATTCTGAATTTTGCTGAGAATCAGATATTAAGGTATAACTTATATATAATTTAAAATTAATTGTTTTAAAATTAGACAAATCATAAGTTCCTCCTGATTCCTTATACGCATACAATATGTCATTAAGAGTAGAAATATCTTTGACGTACAAAGCATCATTATTAGTCAATCCTGTTCCCGTATATAAAGGAGCACCATCATTATCAAATATATTATTATTGCTGTCAATCTTATCCTTACCATACCACGTATCATCCGTGGAATAGTTATAATTTGATTCAGAAGTAGCATTGGCAACACCAGTAAAAGCATACGCATAATCAGAACCAAGTTCTATTGTATCATGTTCCACCTTGGTAGCTCCCGTTGAGGAACAAGTCCAAGCCGTATCATAAATTTCAAAATATTTTTCAGCAGCAAAAGTGTTGTTGGTGGCATCAAAAGATACGATATGTCCGCTATTTGCCTGATCTAATCCAAGATTGTCGTCAAGTCTATCACGTCCAAGAGAAAATCTTACATAATGTACCTTGTCCTTATATTCCGTTTTAACACCCTTGTAATATAATGATATGGTATCAATATCAGCATTTCTTGTAACCTGATAGGAATTTCCATCGCTAAGTCTGTAAAATCCCATATTATAATTATCTATGGTCGGATCTGGATAATATCCTATATATATCAATGTTTTATTATCAGTAGGATCAACAAAGTATTCTCCCTTTTCGTCTTTACCCAATGGCAGAGAAGTCCAACCTGTCGTTTGAACATAGTTAGACGTATCTGAAGTTATTGTGGCAACAACAGTTTCAGAAGTCAACGCAGGCAAAGTGGGAAATATGTGTTTGTCAACACTTCTATCTATTGTAAAACTCAAAGAAGTCCCTGTAGCCTTGGTATCCGAAGATACGACATAAGAAGAAGCGTCATATTTCAATTCGTAATTATAATATGGAATATCTTTCTCAAAAGAAACAGGAATGGATGTTTGTGAATCTGAAATAGTGGTTGAGGAATATAATATACTGTTAGTAGCCATATTAAAATAAGGATAAGTCACAACATTATCCTTGCCTACAAAGTAATTGCTATTGTCTATGCTTATATATTTTTCTTCCAGAGTAACAGAAGATGTGATTGTATATCCATCGTTTTCCTTTGTAAATGTCTTTCCGTCAATCACAGCCTTTCCGTCCGTTGTAATAACAATAGTTCCGTTAAAGTTTATATAAGTATGATTTTCACAACAAGGAGTGGCTATATTGTTTTTTTCATCAACATCATAACAAAGATTGCCAAACGTATTCGTAAATTCTCCTGTTTTGGAATCTATATTCCTTGCATATTGGACTCCGTTTATTTCTATGAATTCAGAAAGTGTTTTGGTATACGGCAGATAAAGGTCCCATCCGTCATTTTCAAGAGAATCGGAAATAAAATAATCAGGCATATTTGTTCCCTCTTCCTGATATGATAATGAATTTATGGTTGAAATATTATCTATATAATATTTTATTTCATCAAATTCTCTTCCCCACAACCTTATCACCTTGCTGATATCATCCATTGGAGTCTGATAGTCATCATCACTATTAGAAGCATTATAGAAATGGGCATAAGTCCAATCCATATTCTTTATAGCCTCGTGTGTCATGCTTCTGTAAATGTTGTCACAATACAGATTGTCATAATCAAGAGCTATATCAGCAAGACTTTTAGCATAAGTAAGATAAGCCTGAGACGTGATATCTATATTGTACCCTCCATCACCGATAGGGAACACAAAAGACCGCATTTGTCTGGAGATAATATGTGTACGTTCCTCTTTTACTATTTCAAAAACAGATTTATATAAAGGCACCGTGTCTGTTCTAAACAACAGTTTTTCAAACCTGTCAAGGCCATCAATAAAACTTTCATATTTGGCATAATTTGGTCTTATATGATATTTCAAAAAGTCAGAAGATACCAGCAAAACGATATTGCTATCATTGCTCATAAAAGCATGGATTTCCATTGTTTTTCCATCGGATGTCATTAAAACGACCTGCGCACATTCATCTCCTGGATTAAAACACTTTTTTTTCTTTTTCTTTTCACCGTTTATTTCAACATAATCAGCATTTTGTGCCCATGCTAAAGAGTCTCCATTATAAATTGCATATTGATTGTCCTTATCATTAAGATAATAATATCTTTGATTGGAAGTCCATGCGGATATAGGATGAGTCGCCCCAGTTTCATCTATGATATCATAATTAAGATATTCTCCGTTTGAGAAATATCTTGGTCTGTCATTATCTGATACCTCATTATAAACAACATTATTTATAATATTGATATCAAATGGATTGGAAACAACATATTTATATGTAGCATCTCCCAAATCATTATATTCGGCATTATCCAATCCTCCCTTTACATAATACTTGTCTATAATTCCCGTCTCAATCATTTTACCAGAAGCATCCAAACCCTGCATGGTTGAAACATACATTTCGGCAGGAAACTTATTGGATATATCTGACAATGAAGATCTTATCAATTCAGCACATGATCCAAAATAAGAAAAGTCCTTCAATGAATAATAGTTGAATTTGAAATCAATAGTAGCATCATTGCTGTTTTTATCATCAGGATAATTATCAAGAACCTCACTCGTCCAAACAGAACCGCTATAAGTGTTCTTGCTCCATTTGATAGGAGTAAAAGAGCGTGAAGTGCTTCGATTATATCTTGTGGTAAGCATAAAGTTTCCATCTCTAAAAATAGGAGTTTGTCCCTTGACATTAGAAAACTCACTAATTCCATTAACGGTCAATTGCTCTTTCTCATATATCGTTCCATCCTTGGTTGACTGGTGTCTATTATTAAGAAAAAAACTACTATGACTTTTTATATATTTGCTCATTTTATATTATTCGTTTAAAACATTCAATGATTGTGTATAATCAACACTTTCCGTTTTCTTTACCTTTGCCTCGTACACTGGTTCTCCAGTATATTTGTTCTTTATGGAAGTATTCTCCGACTGGTGATAAATTTCATTATCATCATTGAAAGTGGTAACCAAACCCTTATCCCAATCTCTAAGCTGACTGCCCTCCAACATGGTGGATATCGTATCCGCATCATGATTTACCATTTCAACATCCAGACATATAGGAGTGAACTTGGTATTCGTTATGATTATCGACTGAGATACATTTCCTATAAATGGCAGCAAATCAGACTTGAAAGAGGGAGCGATAGATGGAGTAAGAGTAATAAATACCAAATTGGAATTATCGTTATATCTATATCTTACCGCCTTTTGGTTCGTTCCACCCATATTCTGTATTACAGGCTCACACTTATTGCATGATGTGACTATTCTAAAATAATTGGTTTTATTATTTGCCGAATCAAGATATTCTATTCTATACCCCACCAATTCGTTGTTTGTTTTAAGCAGCTGTCTGGTTGTCGAATCCGTGACCGTATTGGTATCAATAATAATACCTTTTATATCGGGATAAACCGCAAGAACTCCTATATCTGTTATGACTGTCTTTATTTCCTTTGGCTTGATATAAATGGTATAAAAACCCTTTTTGCCAAATGTATCTGTTGGCAATTTAAGATTATACATTCCGCTCAACACATTATCTGGATAACCATCCGTATCCTCATGTACCGACTGTATCAATATGTTTGAATCAAGCTTTTTAAAATCATATTCTGCAGAAGAAGATGCACTGCGTGTCTCTGAATATTTATACCAAATATCCACATCATCACTGCTAACATTAGCAGGTATCACTTGACCATAAACGCCTTCACTCATATTATTTATGCTTAATTAAAAAATAAAAATTTATTGGGAAATATTAAGATATCCGTTGCCATATTGTTCCAAATCTTCCAAACTTCTCACTTCTTGCAAGATAAGATTTCTGTCAATTGAATGTTGATTTCCTCTACTTATATAAATATCTGAATTATATTTTTTATGAAAGGAATTTAATATCATATCCTCTTTTCTTAGCAAAGGTATTCCAACAAAACCATTGTATGAATTTTCCTTGCTGTTACTCGGTTTTACTACAAAATAAGCCGTTTGCTCATTTGCTGTCAAACCATTAGATTCTACATTCTGAATATTATCGAATGCCGTATTGTAAAAATACAACATGACACTTGTCCCGTCATTGGTTACAAAAAATACTTCATCCCTATGAACATATCCCGTTTCGACATAATCAACACCTACTGGATATTTGTGGTCCTCGTACTTTTCATAATAGTTTATAATCGTATTTGCTGAATTATAAGTGTTTTTAATAAGAGTACCTATGGAATAAGAAATACTGAAATATATTTTTCCATCACTAATTACATTTTCAGCAATACAAGATACAAAATTCTTGTCTGTAACTTCCAATCCATAGTTGTTCTTTATCTCATTCTCGCATTGATGTATGGCAACCAGATTTCCATCAGAATTTCCCTCGAACAAACTTGTATCTCCAGATACCAACGGAATTTCATTTCCATCCATATCTCTTAGGAAAAATCTGATAGAAGTCAATATATCTCCCCAATAAAGAGTTTCTTTTATATCTCCACTAACAGACAAATCTTTTTCCTTTTCAAGTTCATAAACGTTGCCTGCATGATAAAGCAAATCCATTTCCTCTTTTTCTTTTGGTACTGGGAATGAAATGGTACTGGAAGACAGATAGGCAGACAACGGCAACTGGCCTGGCATTTTGTTTCCAACGGAATCCGTAGTGATAACCTTGTCCATAAGAGTAGAAAGTTTGGAAGTGGTATATCCAGATACCGTTCCTGTATAACTGATAAATTCAGGTCCAGTCAATCTTTGCATAAACACATTTTTGGTATATGCGCTCTTGATACTTAAATCCAAAGAGTTAATCCATTGATCTTTTGAATTATCACTATATTCAGAATAATATCCATATCCAGACAATGAATTATGCCACGAATTAGGATCCAGATTACCCCATAATTTCTCATGATAATAAGAGGAATAATTAAATCCAGAATTTGAAGCACCACTTAAAACATAAGCATCCTCATCATAAACAGCCATAGTTCCACCACTATACAATTCCGAATGATAATTTTCATCAGCAGACCATGTTTCAATCGCAGGACTCATCTCTCCCAAATCCTCTATTTTTCTATGAATGAATATGGGTAATGATATATTGCTTGTAATACAGCAAGAAGAAACAGAATCTGGAGCCGACTGAGATTCCAGCCATATATACATATCCTTTCCTCCATGTTCAAAATAATATTTGCAATCACAACAGTCATCGAAAGATGCGCAATCAGACCATACCATACCGCTATACAAAGGATATCGTGTTTCGTACCATGTCTTAAACATTCTTAATTGTGGATAATACAGCCATTTAGGTATATTCTCATAAGTCTTTAAAACATGACTTTCTCCCAAATCAACCATATACAATCCTATACAATTTTTCTCCATCCACTTCATGAACGTATGCCCTCCCCGTGAAACAAGAATATTGTCCTGTTCGACAGCGTCATTTTCAGAAAACAACGGAATGGCACCATTGGCCTTGTCGTGATTATAATGCTCCAATGCCGTATCATATACTTTTTCTCCAACTGAATGATTATCAGACAAATAAGCAGAAATATAGTTCAAGTACCATATATGCCATTTGTGTATTTCATTATAAGACAAGAACTTACGTTCAAAATCTCCTGATAAATCCTCCTTGTCATAATTACTGTGTTCAAAGATTCCATATCTTGTATGGTCAACATTTCCACTTGCATCAAGAACATTTACACTCTTGACATAAAAGCATTTATCATATTTATGTGTTTCGGAAAACAGATATGACTGCTCCTCAATGTACCATTGGGAATAGTTATCCATGGGATAAAACTCATCGTCATACTTATTGTCGGATACTGGTATGTTTATTTCCGTACAGGTATAGTCTGAAATGGATTCAGAATAAGCGGATGGTATTTCAACCACAGAAGGTATCATTCCGAAATCCCCGTTAAATCCGTCATAAAAAGTACATATCAATGCGGAATTAGACGGAGGTATATTTGCAGGAAGTCTGGATAACATACTCTCTGTTCCAACTATTTTATGTATATGTTCTGTTTCCATTTCTTTTATTTTTTAAATTTTGGTTCAAATAAATTTATATCTATTTCATCACTAACATTATCCACATTCTGATTTTTGAAATAATAACAATATTTCTTAAATGTATCATCATATACAATAGACAAAGGAATATATCTGTAATTCATGAAATCAGAAATAGGGAAACCGTCAATATAATGGTAGATATCTGATGCTGTTTCTGCCTGCATATTTGTCTCTACATCGGCAGCGTTAATCTTTTTTAATGATACCATTGGAATAATCTTTCCTGTACCAGCATGGTTAAAATCGGCTTTCATATAAATGTTTTGAGGATGATATGAAGAAGACAGATTTTTGAATATGTATATATAAAATCCCTCCGAACTTTTATCCGTTCCATTCTTGTTATCAACGGACAGAACCGAACTCAAACGCTTGGACTCATCAAATACTATTCCTCCTGTTGATACGTATTCAGAACCTACATTTATGTTATATAGCCATTCAGATTTATCAGGGATATCATATACGGGACTTGCAAAAGACACAAATCCGTTTTCTCTTGTAGAAGAATCATCTGTGACAAAATTGTTCACATTCTTAATATAATTGGAATATATCTTGTTCTCATCCAAAAATATAGTAGATGTCCACAATAACGATTGAGTATTGCTGTCCATACTGTCATAAAATGACAATCTTAAAAACGACTGACTTATTTTCTTTTTCTTATAAAAAACATCATTATCAGAAAAATTAAGATAATACAATAAATCAGAATGTCTTGCGATGTCGTTTGCATACTTCTGCCTGTCCGAATTGCTCGTAGATATAGTTTTTTTCTGCGAATCATAAGTGTATTTGTTAAAATAATAATCAAGACAATTCCATGACGACATGGTTTTCGTAGGAGTATTGTCATTATCCTCTATTACTGTCCAGTTGGTCATATCTCTTGTCCTGAAGTGCATATTGAAATTTATCTTGTTAACCATGAACAATCGAGAAGGAACCTCTTCTGAATAAACATTGGCGGAAAGCGAAGTGTAATATGTCGGCATATAAATATCCCGTTCGATATCAACCTCCTCGTTTATGGCATCCTCCAGATAAGTGCCTCCTATCAGTTTGTTCCTGAATTCGGAATTCTGATTTGAATCCGTTGCAAAAGACATCGGAATATCTATATTCAAATATCTTTTTGATGGAATTAAAATAAGATTATTATATATATCTTCCGAATGCACATTTTCGACTCCTACTCCTGGAATATAAATGCCCCATATTCCATTCATAAGTTTAAAAGAGACGGAGTTGAAATCATTAATCAAATCATTACACACATTTCTGGCATACCACTTATACTTATCATCATCCTCGTCTATATTAATGGCAAAAGGAATGGCTTTTATCCATCCTGCCGTATTGATATCAACTATATCAAGATAAGACCTTATACCTTGTTGTATTTCAATATAATAACCATTGTCATAAGATTTATAATCTCCGTTTGAATCCAAAGTCTTTCCTGTTTCATGAATGGCATAATGATTAAATCCTTCCAATGTAACCCCGCTATAAGTATTGCCAGATATTTTCTCAACAGCCATATATAAATCATCATTCTTATTTTCAAAGACTTTTCTGTACATTGATACATATCCGCTACTGTCTGTAACCACATATCCACTGCTATCCACTTCAGCAGATATTGTTATTGCAGAATAATCCGTCAAATAACCTATCTTATACGAATTCTGTTCAGAAACAAACGTGACATCAAATTCAGAATCGTTTATCAGTGCGGTTATTCTAAGATCACGTGACAGATATGACTTATTTCCACAATATTCTATATACAAACCATTATCATCTGTTTCAACATATTTTTTATCTACAGTCTGATTGCTCGATGTGGCAAAAATCTTATCACCAATAGAGGCATAAGTTAAATCATAATTGTTTGACACATAAAGATATACATAATTACCAGAATTACCAGTAACCTCCCTGCTGAAAATCGAGCAATCGCATTCTGTTCCGTTGATGAAAAATGAATAATAATTGGCAGATGGTCTTCCGTCATGAACATATACCGTAACAGCCGAACTGGAATCCTTGCTAACGTAATTGGCGTTGGCATAAACGATATTGGAATCATAAACAATATATGGAACATCGGAATATTCCGTATAACCTATATCCGAATGAACGATTGAGCATCCGCTATAATGAACCATATAAGTATCATCGCCGAATGTAACCATTGGATATGTTTCCGCTCCACAAATTCCTGTAAAAGATATTGTTCTTGCAGAATTGTTGTTTATAACAACCTTTTTGATATTTTCCCATTCACTATCATCAAAATCGGAAATAGAAACAATCTCTCCGTCAATGTTCGTATATGCAGATTCATATTTGCTGCCATCATCATTCTTTACATAATACGCAGGATAATACATGTCTCCTACTTTGACCTCTCCATTTTCAATCCAATAAGTTGAACCAGAATAATTTATATATCCCATTCTCCTCACCGAATCAACTTTTATTTTGGAATTAAAATAAGATTCTCCTCCATCAAATGAAACCTCAACCACATCATTGTCAAACAAAGCGTATGATGCAGGACATATTCCGCTAACATAAGATAAGTCTTCCGCTATTACCACACTTCCACTATCAAGATGAATCTGATTATCCGCATATTGAATATCATTCTGTTGTCTTATTTTTAAATTATACATTCCATATCTGAATTTGATACATACTTATTGTTATTATAAATATTCTGGGGATTACCTTTCACCTGATAAGGGAACACATCTGCCTGAATATTATCCTGACGCTTGTCATATTGTCTTTTTAGGAAAAAATTTATTCTTTTTTCTATATACAGCGATTTGTTAGCATAGGGATAAATTTCCTCTGTGCTGTCGTTTCCCATGCCATTGGGGTAAATATCCCTCCATACATAAGAAAGTCCTTTGTCGGCTATCAAATTGGCGTTATATGGGATTGTAGAGTATCGTTTGGCATACCTGAACAGATTCGGATTGGTGTTTATTCTTCCTACAAGAATAGAAAGGGATTCTCCTGTAATCATAGTTTCCCCGTCATAAACAATTCCGTCAAAAGATGTGGTGCTGTTGACTTTTATACATGAAATCTTCCATACTTTATCTCCGTAAAAAGATGAATATAAAATAAGCTCGTCATTCAGTTCGGCATAATTGTCATCATAAGTGATAAAACGTACCGTGGTATCATTCATTTTAGTTGAATATGCAGAAACAGACAATATCAACGGTCTTTCGGTCTGCTTGTACGAAGATATGCTCCTGACTTTCATCGCATAGGATGGAGTATAATAATATCCTTCTGGCAAATCACATATATTTGTAGAATATGTAGATGTTTGGCTTGAAAACCCATTCTCGTCATAATCATCACTAACAACATTGTCAAACGTTATAGAGCTGAAATATTGATATGCCATATCTCCACTGTTAAGTTCTCTTTGAGCGGTATTGAATCTGAAACACATCGGTTGTATGGATGTCTCATAATCATCATACGAAGAATAACATACAAGATCATTATAAAACAATCTATCCTGATAAAAATTAATTTCATTTTCGTCTGTGTCTTTTCTTTTGCCATTTAAATATGATATGCTTTCTCCGCTAAGGACAGAACCGTCCCTGAATAAATTGGAGTCAACAACATTGTTTATTGTATGAATTGATTGGAATATCTTATTCCTGTTTTTTTCTGAATGTTCTGACAATTCAAACGCACATGAAACCTTTCCGAATACATGGCTGTATGTTATATTATCTCCAGTTATTACTATATTTCTTAAATTTCCATCGCTTTTTATTTTTCCATACCATTCTTTATACCCGTCATTCGCCTTGACTATCGTAAAAAACAACGAAGTCAAAGGTTTTCCCCTGTTATCTTTAAGATATGCAAATGACGCTAAATCCGTATAGGTTATTTCCGTCATATTGTCACCATATATCGTTGAGGAGAAAGCCAGTCTATCTATTTCATTATCAAACACATCAGATACATTATTTCCACTTGGAACAGAACATCTTTGTAAAAAAGAATCATCTTTTACAGTATCTTCATTGACTGGAATATCCGCATTTTTAAAATTGGGGAGTTTGGCATTTATTCTGACATAATATTCACATGGAATATTGTTATCTATTTTCTTGAACGAAATATCCTGTGCATCATCATCCACATTCACATATTCCGAATTATATATTGTATAATATGATGTGATTGAGGTGCTTAATGCGGACAATACATTTCCATCAACAGTATAATATTGTCCTTTCCCATAAGTGGCAATAACCCCAGTAATTGCCGTATATGATTCTGAATATGCCGAAGGAGACTCATCGTCTTTCTGAACCCAGTTGTTTGATATTGAATCCGTAGCTTTTATGTAAAAAGAATAATCTTTGGTGCTTTCATATTTATCGGTATCATATACACCTATTCCCTCTACCAATACGTTGTTGAATTTTATTTCATCTCCAACATAAATCGAAACCCTATCTCCAACATTCAGTCCATGTTTTGAAACACTATTGAACAAAATATAATTAGAATCAGCAATTTCATCTATATCATTGATATACAGTGAGTTGGTATTTTGTCTTATAAAAGACAATGAGGTGGTTGAAGAATAAGGATAAGTCAAACAATAATTCCAGTTTTTTTCCGTTCTTTTCTTATAATCATTCCATTTAGGGCTAAAATCAAAAAGATCTTTTTCTGGAAACAGATTTATGAAATCATAACTGTTCTTGTTGTTTAGTGTAGCATTAATATGTAGCTGATTCTGTGTGGCTGATGAAGAAGGATTCATGGATATGCTATTATAAAATCCCATCCATCCCTCTTTCTCTTTTAAACAGTTGGAATAAGTTTCAAGAGGTGTATATATTTCTTCCGAAATAAACAGATGTGTCGGTTGCAGATCAGATGATGTAACATCAAGATAATCCGTTATGTCGGACCCGTCATCCTCTCTTGCCATATCCATCAATGTATTGAATGTACCGCTTGTATTTTTGTCTTTCATCATACATACGGTTTTGTATGATAAGGTCCGCAAATGATAATTATTCAGCATGTCTATTCCGCAATGATAAGTAAGAGCACTGCTATTTGAAAGCTGGGTGTCCCTTATCATTTCTTCTTTATTCCAATTAAAATTAGAACCTTTATATATTATAGCTGGAGAAGATGCGGATATCTCATTAGTCATATCCGTCATTTCTTTGGTACTCATATAAGATATGTTTGATGCTGAATTTGATCCTTCTCTAAACACTATTTCTGTCGCATTATTGAAAAGGACATTGGAGCATACAGGATAAACATCGACATTAAGTCTAACATCTGTACATGCAGAACGCTCGTTGTCATATACCTTGCTTTGACTTAATATGGATGTGATATATTCGGTATCGATCAGTTTTCCTTCCTGCTCGATATGAACTGGTATATCCATATTTTCATTATTTCCTCGCAGGGATTTTGATTTTGAAAGAAGAATATCGTACATGTTTTAATATTTAAAATTCCACCACATATTTGGTGATGATGTTATTAGTGGAAGCTGAGCCATAATAATAATAAGCAAAACTTCCGACTGCGGAAATAACTGCAGTTGCGACCTTGTCCTGAATTGAAAAATAAACCTTTGTTCCATCAGACTTGTAATAATAATAGTTTTCAGAACTTCCTGTTATATTGATATATTTGGTCTTTCCGTCTGACGACTGGCTTGTACTTAATAAATCAGAAGGCACATATTCTCTATCAGTCAAGAAATAACTTAAAGGGACAAAATGTATCATATACAAATCCTTTCTCAAATGATCCGATTGAGAATTTCCGTTAAAGTATCTTCTTATCAGCATTACACGGACTTTCTTGATATCATTATAACTGTATTTCGTTATCAAGTTGTTTACACTCATATAAGAATTTATATCATTACTGAATGAACTCATTGATATAAAATCATTTACAACAGATAACGAATTGCCTGTATAAGAAAGAGTGAACGATGAAAATATGTTATTTTTATATATTGAATACATTTTCATTGTTCCCTTGTCTGCCATTTTATCAACATTTGCAGCTATTTCGTTACTGATAACTCCAGACAATTCGGTTGTGAATGTATCTGCAGATTCATATAGACTTGTAATAGAAGAAGATATGGTAACAAACGGAATTATATATGAATTGGATATATCATTAACAAACGGGAAGCCGATTCCTATAATATTGGTGCTGTCATTAAAGTTGTATTTGTAATTATAAACATCTATATTGTTTCCTATGGTCTTAATATCATATTCTGGAATATTATAATCAGAATAAGTAACCACCCTTGAGTAATCTATCACGTCATCATTATTAAGTGTGACAGGAACAGTGATAAGCTCCGTGTTACCCGCCTGAGCATTGGCTACAATAGAATTTTGAGTAACTATTGGATTCAATTCATTTGAGCAATCTGTAATCTTTATTTCCATATTCCCCGTTCTTAGTGTCAAGGCCTGTTTGGAATTGAGCGTCTTGACTATCTGTGTGAATAATGGTTTGGAATCATATTCATTGTTGCTTATTACACTTTCTTTGGTAATCGCAGAATTGTTTATTTCCATATCATACAGATATCCTTTCTTCTTGCTCGGATTTGTAAGGGTTGATGATGATATATAATATTCACAATATTCTGTATATGAACTACTTATAACATTTTTTGTATTTGATGAATCATCAATATCATATCCCATATAATTTCCATTATATATATTCAAAACAAATGGGACAGATGCTTCTGCTGATGTATTTTCGTCTATCTTTGGAATACAAAACATTTCATAAGACAATCTCTTGTCAATGGTTAGTGCTGAAAACCAATCCACTATCAGATTTCTGTCTATTGCTGTATATGTTTTTTCTATCTGATTGGATGTAGGTATTTTCATATATTCAGGAGACTTTAACGTGGTCACTCCATCTCCAGATGCTACCACTCCCATATAATATCCATTGGTCCCATATCCGTTATAAAAAGGATTTTTGATATATTCCAATTTTTCAGCAACAGGACTCAATTCATTGGTATATACCTGATCTGAATCTGAATATGTCATACTGCTATATATGGTAATCGGATGCTCCGTTGTAACGCTCTTCATATAAGAATATCCATTGACCACATCTGGATAAGAGCCATAAATATTCATATATTTATCTGTTCCCATTCCATAAGACGCTATCGCATCGGATTCATTAACATCATTAGAGAAAAATGGAGCAAAAGAATAATAAGATATTGATGAATATGCAGCATCAAGTGTATTGCAGTCATATCCAATCATCGCAGTCTTATTGTTGCTGTCTGTTATCTGAAACACCTTTCTCATTTCGGTTATATAAGATAATTTATAAGCGCAATAAATGAGATTATTGGTATCTTTAGTATAATCATATCCTGTAATGAATTCACTTCTATTTGCAGGCTTTATGTCCTGATAAACAGACACATCTCCAAGTCTTTGTATCTTATCGGCAATAGTAAGATTTGTATTTCCAGTATTGATAACATAAGGAATGGAAAACTCATTGACGGTAAGTTTGAAATATTCGAATTCATTTATATATGCAGATATTGTTCCAGTCTCTTCATTAATTGCCGTTTCAAAATTAGGATTGCAATAACTGTACATTTGAAATATTTTATTCCCTGCTTCATTAAAATATACCAACAAATTGTTATTCTGCATGGAAACAGAAGCAATGGATGAATCACAAACCAATTTGACATATTTCAACACCTTTGGGTCCGATGATAAAGAAACAGTTAAATTGATATATTTTCCTTTGTTTTCATTGATAGAGTTAATATTATATGTAAGTCCATTGATTGAAAATGAAGATATGGAAATATACCCTCCATTGATGATATCCGAGTTTCCATTAATCAATGATGAACTTTTAACCTTAAAATCATACGCAGTCAATGATGCCGAATTTGTAGCAAGAGTCATGTCAATATTGGCTGCCGTTTTGGAACCATACTTATCCTCAACCACCAATTTATAAGCATGATATCCAATATTTCCTCCTCCATACAACTTAATTCCGTTTGATGTAACAAAAGTTCCTGTCATTGAAAATGCCGTTTTCTCACAATTCTTATATTGCATAACAGTATTCCCATTTTCATCAACAATATAAAATGAATATGGAGTATTGATATTTGTAAGAGTTACAGTTATCTCGTTTTTGGCCGTATCACAATCATATATTTCAGTGGAAACAAGTATTGATGCTCCATATTTTTGGTCTGGAATACAATCTGAATAATACTTATCTCTAAATTGTTCAATAGCCGTTTTACCCTCTTTTAATCCAAAATAGAAATAAAATGAATTGTTATATAAAGGAGCTGCGTTATTTGAAAGATAGAATTTAGCAGTATCTCCTCCAAATCTGAATTTTGAATAAGATTCCGATTCTGATTCCGATTTAATTCCAAGTCCATTTACACCCAATGCTCCATTGAAATTTGACGGATATTTATAGGCATATACATATTTTTTCTGTCCTGTAATAATATCAAATAAAGTGGCATTCAATGGATTGTAATTCATTGAAGCGAATTGACTTCTAATATCATTGTTGTATATTTCCGTTTTTGTAATATAGCCATCAGCCTTGTTAAGAACAAACGAACCGTTATTTGAAAATTCATATTTGCTCATATCCAATTCTGTTCCCAATTCACATATTCTTTGAGCATTTAGTGTTCCCTGTTTGATAATGCTGTAAGATGTACATCCTATACTATAAAACAGTCCTTTTTTATCTCTTCTGTCATCCATTCCTGTAACCAGAACAGTATCGTTAGGATAAGTAACACCACTTAATGTATCCTGCTCGTTTTTGTTTCCTCCGTTGTGTTCTATCGAAGATGTTATAGGAGGCATGTTTGACGTGGTTGGAGGAAGATATTTGAACAACTGCCCTATTCCGTCACTATCATTGGATGATAGGCTTCCAAGCAATATAAGGTCGGTGGAAAACAATCTGTAATATTTTTTACTTTCGTTTATCATGCCACAAGCATAATAATAGATATCCAGATTGTCTTTGTTTTTGAAATCTTTTATAACTCCATTAACAAAAGACGTGCTTTTTGTTCCCACATCACCCGTCTGTTTCTTTCCTTTAAAGACATAATCCCACAAATAGACCAGACTGTTTTTAAAATGAAAATCACATCCGCAATATCTATTTATAGCCTTTTTTGAAAATAATCCCCATAACCATTTCCTTTTTTTCTTTTTCATCCAATGCCATACAGGAAAATACAATGTACCATTCAGCCAATCATTGCTGAAATCCATATTTACAGCATCATACTCTGTCGCCAACGCATCCTGAATATCATCAGATAACGTTTTGGTGTTTCTTGTGCATATTTTATCCTTGTTTTTTGCCTTTGTCGTTTCCCACATCGTTGCTCCGTCACAGCCAGGAAAATACGCCTTTACTTCTGTATCATCCTCATTGATGCTAAAACTTGATACAAAAGCAATACATTTAAGAGCAATAATACCGTTTTTTCCAAATGGACTCCATGTCCAGATATGAGGGATTCTGATTACAAACAATTCCATAAGATTAGACCAGAATTCATTGATAGCAGTAATGATATCAATGACTATCATAAGCAGTATGCACAATACTCTATAAGAAAAATTCAAACGTATGGACACTACATTATACGGCAATGAATTGTTGGCTCCAGCCGTGTTTGCTGTTTTTAATCCTATAAAAGATCTGCTGCTTGAATATGTGGAAGCATCAATGCGAGGAATGAAAGACTTTATGGAATAAACTTTATTCCAACATATATCCCTAAAATTGGAATCATCCGTATTGCTTCCAAAAGTATAAAATGAATCATCCGTATCTAAACTTGTATTTTTTAATGCCACAGTGGAACCAGAATTCAATTCTGGATTATTGGGAATAAGATATTTAGCCCTAAACCTTGAACTTCCATCATCCGAAAGATTATCCATGCTAATTCTGAATCTTACTCTGCATCGTGTGGCTATTCCCTCGTTCGGATTATCAGAAGGACTTATATTGCCCTCCTCATCTGTTTTGATATAATCAAGGTTCATTGGAATCTGATAGCACCATACTCCATCTCCGTCTATGACTCTTCCTCCTTTTACCGAAAACTCTTCCACATAACCATCCGTGGTCTTCCGTATCATTTCTATGGTTCCATTTCCTGTTACAAGATTTCCGTTTTTTCCTGCATTTGCAGACGCCACACATCTATCTCCTATGGCATGATTGGTGGTATCTGTAATAACAGAACCGATAAAAACGCATGTTGGCTCAAATTCATAATTCAAGTCAACGTCATTTCTTGTTATTGCAATATCATCACTATTTGTATCTCCCCAAAACGGATACACATAAACACTCTGATTCTGACTTATTATCTGCACCAAAGAATCAATATTTGTGGATTCCTTGAACTGATTGGAATTCTTGAACAGGTTTTCATTATATCCTTTATAATAAAAATCTCTTGGACGTTGAGACAACATACCAATATCGGACAAATCACAATCTACATGTACGGACTGGTTTCCGACAGGAATTCCATAAAGCATATAGTCTCCTGCTTTATTTGTTCTGGTGGTATATTTATAATATTTATCAAATACTTCTATATAACTCTCATTATCAAGAACATATCTTTTATCTGGGAATGTTCCAACATTGGCATGACAATCATCGTCTGATACTTGTTCCATAAGGTTGTATCTGACATCTGTATTGTCATTTTTGGTTGACGTATTTTTGTAAGGATAAATATCTCTGATATTTGACAAAAACGAGTCGTTACCGTCAATAGGAATAAAGACAGAAACCCTTACATTCTCCACACCAAATGCTTTGTTGGCTAATATTCTGCCGACAATAACCCCATAATTGGATGACTTTATCACATACGCATCTTGCTGTTTCAACTCCATTGACAAAATCTGAAACAATCCGATATCCGAATTCAAATTGATATTCAGCATTTTGTCTTTCCCTATCTCTGTATGTATCCTGTATTTTTTTGTCAAACTATCCATAAGATCTATCTTATTTGTTATTTTCTATTATTGCAAACATTTTATTAGGTAGTACGATAACTGGTCGTTTATATACAAACAAACCATATATCAAAGATATTACAACATAAACAAAAACGAGAGGGAACATGAATACAAACAATATGTACATACCGACTGTTTTTATTCTTGCAATATCTTTTTGCAATGATGTGTTTCCCTGTTTGCGTTCATCCTCATAAAAAGAATATTTATGTATATGCTTTACAGCCTCTTCTATCTTCTTTTGTGATTTGCAGTTACAACTCATTTTTATTAAAAATTAATGTTCTTATGATAAATAGATAGCGAAAAAAAAGCCTGGGGATTTATTATATCCACAGACTTCCATTAATTTTATTTTTTTATTAGTTATAAAATCAAAGAGAACATTCAATTGTAAGCGTTTCATAGGCGTCAAGCCAATGCTTATGCATCTGCTTATACCTCTCTTGCCACAACTCATTGAATCCTGCAAAATTTAGCCGAGTTTTTTTCAGATTAAATCTATCCTTAAGATCACTGGCTATTTTCTGTGCTTCATCATTATGAACACCATAACGCCATCCTTCTAAATATACAATGAACTTATTTGGATCTTGATGATAACACGAAACATCATATCCTTCTTTTATTAATCTTAATACTATTAGGTTTCGTCTTTCTTCAATATCTTCATTCCCTGACATATCATCCTCTATTGCCTCGTTGACAGCGTTTCTGATTATTCTGTGGAGCTGTCCCTCCGTTAGTCTTACTCTTCTCATATTTTTATTTCTTTTCCTATAAATATCTGCAAAATTATGATAATTCGCCACCACCCTGCAAATACCGTGCCAGACGTAAAACAATGTCAAAATATTTACACAAAAAAAAGCGGAAAAACTGTTACGTTCCCCCGCTTGTTATTATACTCTATCAAACAAAATTATTGCAGCTGATAAACTTTAAACATCTCACCGTCAATTACTGGCTCTCCTATTTTTTCTCCAAGTATGGAATAGTTGTTGTTATAAGATGTTCCTTCTTGTTCTGCAAGCTCATAAATGTCTATTAGTTCTGGACTATCTTCTATCAATTTCATCAGACAAGGACCATCACCTCCTTCGGATTCTTTTTCTCCAAAATAGTTGATATAGATATCGACAGGATCTGTTTCCTCCTCCTCGTCAACATTTATTCCATTATCCTCCAATATATTAGTAAGTTTTTCCTTGTCTATGTATGGTTCAAGATAGTCAAAATTATCCTTATTCTCACCTGTATAATTGTGGATAAATGTATCAGGGTCCTGCTCAAACATGGTTATCAGCTGTTTTACACATTCCTGATAATCTTCCGTTCCTGCAAACACATAATACGTATCACCTTCGCACTCAAACTGAATGTTATTTCCATTATCAGCATTTGTTATGCTATCAGCATCAACATCAAGTACTTCGGCCAATGCCTGCGCCTTATCTGCGTCAACATATTCATGATAACTTCCATCATCCTCCAATTCCTCGTTAACGGCGTGTCTAATTATTCTGTGGAGATTCCTCTCCGTTAATCTTAATATTCTCATATTTCTTTACTTTTTATTCCGATTTTTAATCTATTTTATAAACATAATATCTTTCATCATCAACAACAGGTTCTCCAATCTTTTCTCCCAATATAGCATAATTGCTGCCATAAGAATCTCTCGCATGTTCTATAATAGTATCAACATTTAACAAATATGGATTTTCGGTAATCAAATCCATAAGACAAGGATTATTTGGATCTTCCGTTTTTGTTTCTCCAAAATATTTAATATAGATGTCAATTGGATCTTCATCTTCTTCTGCATTAACATCTATTCCATAATTATTTATCAATATAGCATCAATCTGGTCACGATTAATCAATGGTTCTAAATTCTCAAAATTATCTGAATTTTTACCAATATAATCATAAAGAAACGATTCTGGATCTTCATCAAATAATTCCATCAATTTATCATAACACTTTTGGGCATCTTCATCGAGTGCAAATACATAATAATCATCCCCATCATACTCATATTCCATATTGTCATCATCGTTATCTACACATGAGATGTCATTCATATTTACATTCAGCACTTTGGCTAATGCCTTTCGTCTATAATAGGAAGGATCATTAAAATTTTCTTTAAGAATATGATTGATACTTTCTCTCAATATTCTTGAAATATAATTCCGTTTCATTTTTTTTATTTATTTTATTCTTTTATATCTGTTTTACCTTTATTGCGATATTGGTTGAAGGATATTTTATTTCAAACATAGAATCGTGGTCACAATACAATACCCCGTCAATAGCCTCCAAATCTATATTGTAATATTTTGCATCAACTCCAAGGGATACGCTTGGCTCCTTTATATCTGTAGAACAGATATTAGTCAATGACGGATTCCCCTTTTCTGGCAATGTGCATTTATCGCTTGAATAGCTTGCTCCACCCCATACATTATATACATCAAAAGTGATAATAGAGACCATACCATCAACACTTGTTATTTCCTTTTCCAAATCCCCAAGATAGATATCCTCTCCCATATCATGCTTTTCTATATCCATGTAATTCTTGATAACCGACATTACATTTTTAAGAACTTCCGAAGTGGTATAATTTTTATCTACAAAAACCTCCAATTCAAAATATAGATTATATATTTTTCCAGATCTGAATTCAAGATAATCATTTATGCTCTTATAATGCGAAAGATATTCCACAGCATTGTTAACCAAAGTATTAGGAAGAATACTGTCCAGTTTGCCTTTTGAATCTATTCCCAATAACGAAAGTACAATCTTGTTGTTTTCCTCAAACACATCACTTCTGAAAGGGCAACCGTATCTTGGTGGCATATCCAGCAGTTTGGCCTTGTAATCCTTAACCGTCACAGCCCTGTTCTGGGAACTTAGATTATACCTCATCATCCACTTTATTTCATCCGTTGAAGGAACGTCTTTTCCTGCAACGGAATTGGATGTATTGGATACAGAGAACGACTGAGAAACCAATGTCCTTTTTGTGGCATCTGTTCCAGTAGCAGGTATTTCGGCATCAAGATTTTTTATCGTGTTAATTGAACCGCTTGCAAAATTGGTTGTTGATCCATAAACCACATTATACAATATGAACATTGTCCATCCCTCTTTCGGTAGAACTCCCATCATATTGTTGTTCACCAACTTGGCCATATCGAACTTTGTATAGTCATTGGCTTCCTCTGGAACGGTATCATATCTTACACCACTGCCAAAAACCACATTCAGATAACCGTTATCTGTGTATTCCGTTACAAATTTCTGACTCAATGATTTCCATTGTCCTTTATATATTCTATATATAGGAGTTCCGCTGGCGGTATAATCAACATATTTGTCAACTATCTTATACAAACCCTTTGCCTCGTCATTTCTGCTTGTCTCTGAACCAAATCTGAATTGATCTGCAAGTGAATCCGTTTCAAAATACCTGTATGTATTGATGGCTTCATCTTTTAATTGATATTCCTCCTCATCATAAAAATATTCAGATAAAGAAGGATTTTTTGAATAATCATTTGTCTCCTTGAATATTACAGACTCCACGCTTCCAACATTCTGGTCTGGAAGTGTTATTGTCATAAAAGGCTCCAAATCAGAACTGTTTATTACTTTCTTGTATATCTTTCTTTGAATTCCGACCGCTATGACTGTTTTTGATACTGTATATGCAGTGATTCCCCCATTGGAATCCCTTGCTGGAACAAATTTTCTGTTATTGAATCCATCATGATTGAATTCTTCTGCAAAATTCACATCCTCCTGTAATTCAAATGAATAGTTTCCACAAGCTACTGTGGTGTCCCGTTTGACATACGGAGCATATCTCCAATCAGGCTGTGACACTCCCTCCGTTGACAATGGCAGTCTGCAAGATATTTCAACCTGACATACAGATGCCTTGGCTCCTGGAACCTTAAATCCGTTCATTCTGGCTATATTCATAACCGAAGAACGTGATTGGGTGGTATTGATATTTGTGTCCTGAAAAACCCTGTCTATATGATACGACAGGTCATCTCCGACAGCAGCAGCCAAATCTATAAACCATTGGCCGACAGATGCGTCATTGAAGGAATCTGTTATCTCAGGATAATACTTATTGCTGAATTGCAACAGCTCTGTCTCATAATCATCAAATGTCCTCGCTAAATATGATATTTTCTTTTCGCTCATGTCTTATTGTATATTGGTTTAAATTGTTACTGCCACAGAATCATATACTGTAGTATTTCCTTCTTTAACTGTAAATGAAATCTTCACTATTACCTGAAAATCCTGACTGTCATCAGATACCACCTCAATGTTGTCGAGGGTGACATACGGAAGGAATAATGCAACCTCTTCTTTTATTTCTGTTTTTATAGCCTCCCAACTTTCCGAATCGTTCGGATTAAATATGAATCTTATCAAATCGGTACCGAATTCGGGATATCTTATTCTTTGCCCTTTTGGAGTAAACAACAGATGCAGAAGATCACTTCGTGTCTTGTCCTTTTTATTCAAATTAAGATCCACAAAGTATCCTTGGTCGTTATTGTTTTGAAAAGGGTACTTGATACCCATATATTGACGCTTCGACATATTGATATGGCTTTATTAAAAAATAAATTCTTTTATATTAAATAGTAACATAAAAAAAACGCAATATGAATTTTTATCATATTACGTTCTGTTATTACCCAAATTGTTTATTGTAGCATACAATTAATGTGATTTATGATTATCACAAATCACATTATGTTACATATTAACTCCTGAATTTCTAATTTCCTCATCACTTATAGGTGCTGTTTTGAATACTTTAAAAGTGAATTGAGAGGCGTTTGTTTCGTCTGTAGTAATAGTATACTGAAAATATCCATCTCCATAAGACAAAGCATTCATATCAAAATCGACTCTATAGGTATCACTCAATTTTTTAATAAGTCCTTCTAATGATTCAGCCATGAGTGAATCATTCCAATTTGATTCGGTTTCCTCATCCCAATTTCCATCCTCATCTGAACTTAGCAGGCTAATAGATATACCTTTCAGCATATAACTTTCTTCATTAGATTCTACAGCTTCGTTGACAGCGTGTCTGATTATTCTGTGGAGCTGTCCCTCCGTTAATCTTATTCTTCTCATATTGTTTTGTTATTTTTACTGATAAACATATTATTTAATCTCTTCAATCTTGTAATCTGGTGAAATCCAATGCGGTCCATCATTACCAGCATCTATAATTAAGTACTTATCTGACCACTCATCTTCATCCATACAATCTACCACATCATCATAAAAAAATCTCAGATCCCCCTTTTTATCAAGTCTTGCAACAAGTTTATCCACTGCATCATGTTCGTTAGAAGCATTCACCTTGAATCTTCCATATCCAGGATTCTGTGCATCACGAAGATATACTAAATAAGTATTCATCCCATTTTCTATTTGGTTAACAGATTCTATTATTATGTTGTGGAGCTGTCCCTCCGTTAGTCTTACTCTTCTCATACTTTTCTTTTTATCTATAAATATCTGCAAAATTATGATAATTCGCCACCACCCTGCAAATACAGTGCCAGACGTGAAACAATGTTAATTTGATTATCCATATTTTAATTATTATTAAATTCCAATGATTTTCAATATAAAATTCCCATGATTTTCAATTCATCAATAATGGATTTGTGAATATATTTCTCATTAAGACAGTTTTTGGTTTTGTGTCTTTCTTCATTTGTCTGTATTCGTTTACCTGCAATCTCCTTTCCCTCCATATCATACAGATATCCTTCCGTGTCCATATAATAGGTATTTCCATTGATTGAAACGGAAGTGTATTTGTCCGAGAAATCATCCGCAGTGTCAAACCATACATTACTGAATAAATGACCATTCGGCCGTACAAAATTGAATTTACCGCCTTTGGTTACCCTTGCCAAACCATCCGAGAAAGATGTCGCTCCGTCAAACCAAGTGTCACATATAACATTGAATTTATTGTCTATCAAATTATACTGATCATCATTGCTGATAACCGCAAATCCTTCCTTGAACGGCAGAGCATCATCAAACCAGTCATCTGTAACATATCTTCCCCGTCTGTCAAGATAATTGAATATTCCATCCATTTCGACCAGCGCATAACCATCCGAATAATTATCGGCATAATCAAACCATTCCTTACTTATCAGACGATAGTTGGTATCAATAAAATTGTATTTGTTGTTCTGTTTCACTCTCGCATATCCATCAATAAAATCATTCATTCTGTCAAACCATTCCTGACTTACAAGCTGTCCTCTTGTATTGATGAAATTGTATTTGAAATCTTTTACGACCTCCGCATAATTACCTACAAAATCACCTATCTTGTCCATCCACATCGGAAGAACGATTTTACCGTATCTGTTGACAAGAACCTTGTTGCTTTCCTCTTTTACCACATACAATCCATTACCTATGTTTTTGGCATTTGATATATCATACACTTTGTCTGCAAGTCCCTCAACTCGTGGTCTGCATACCTGATAGATATTCATACCCACCGTATCACACATATCCTTGTTATCAAAAGCGAACTCTCCTACAGAACAATCATGATTCCATCTAAGCGTTTTGGACTGAAACAATCCGAATTCATTTACGCACAATGCAATCATACTTAAACCATATTCGTCATAAGGAAAATCTTTTCCATGCTGTTCTGGTATATTCTGATAACCATCTTTCAAAAAGAAATAAAACAGTCCTCCATTATAATTGGTATGTTTATCCCATTGGGCTTTGGTATGAGATATGCACCATTTGCAATATGGAGCATACTTGCTGGCTTCTTCAAATGAGCTTATCTTGACGCATGTATACCCATTCCCAGAATACTGTATGTTTTGATGCTTCGTTTCTGTCTCCTTCTGATTGGCCATTATATCCGATGCGTACTTGTCCATAAACTGTCCCATATCCATAGACGATATGTCATTCAGCATATTTTCGTCTATCTTGTCAACTTTAAGATTGTTCATGAACATGGCTATCTTGTTTGCTTCTGGAACATACAGGTCTATTTTACCCTCCGCAAGTGTCCTAATCAACATATTGTTCATTGCCAGAATCAACGGCTGTCTGGCGGGGTCCTTTTTTACCAATGTCATATCCACTCCAAATGTTATATCTATTGCTTTTACCACAGAATAAACCCACTCGTTGATATGTGTTTCTGCTTCTCCAACAGTCGTTGAATCAATCGTTTCTATATATTTTTGTGCTGTAAGATGTGGTATATATGGACTGTTTATATCTCTTAATAATTCTTCTTTGTCTTCTATTTGGCTGAATAAATCTATATATATGGGTGACAAGACCTGCTTTCTCGCTTTGTCTATTGCCTTGTCAAGAGAGTTTTCGGTCAACACGACTTTCCTGTTCTCTCTCAATAACATCTTTACCAGTATATTGTTTATATTCATTTCCATTATAATTCTTTCTTTTAGATATAAATAGATTAATGTAGTGTAATAATGAAAACACAAAAAAGCGAAAAAACTGTTACGTTCTTCCGCTTTTTACTGTTTATGACATAAAATATGAGATTAAATTATTCTTCATCGTCAAGATAATATCCTCTTCCTCCCTTTTCGTATTTGTATCTTCCATTCATTTGATTATCCCATTCCTTATCGTGTGCATCATACTCTTCCTGTTCTTCTGGAGTGAGTGGTTCATGTGTATTACCTAAAATCTTATGCTCTGCAGAGTTTAAATGTGGATATTTTCTATATTCAGCTTCAATAGCTGCATCATTTAAAGGCCAAAATTTTCTGTCTAATTCATCCCTATCCTTTATTCGTTGACATCTTTTTTTAGCAGCATTATCATACGTTTTCCAGTCAAGCTCGTTTAGTATCTGGCTGACAGATTCTCTTATAACATTGTGGAGCTGCCCCTCCGTTAGTCTTACTCTTCTCATATTGTTTTGTTATTTTACTGATAAATATCTGCAAAATTTACATAATTTACCCCCCCCCCGCAAATACCGTGCCAGACGTAAAACAATGTTAAAATATTTACACAAAAAAAAAGCGGAAAAACTGTTATGTTCATCCGCTTTTTTTTATTCTATAAAATATGATATGTATTAGTATTCGTCAAGATAATATCCTCTTCCGCCCTTTTCATATTTGTATTTATAACAATTATGAAAATCCTTCTCGAATGCAGCATACTCTTCCTGTTCTTCTGGAGTGAGTGGTTCATAAGATTCCAGCTTATTAAATACAGATTTTAAATGTGGATATTTTCTAAATACAGCTTTAGAAGATGCGCTCATTAAAGGACTTACTTCTCTGCTAAATTCATCTGAATCGTCTGGATTCTTCATTTGATCATCTTTTTTTCGAGCAGCACTTGCATACGTTTTCCAATCCAGTTCGTTCAATATCTGGTTGACAGATTCCCTTATTACATTGTGGAGCTGTCCCTCGGTTAGTCTTACTCTTCTCATACTTTTCTTTTTACTGATAAATATCTGCAAAATTTACATAATTTTTCCTCACCTCAGCAAATGCCGTGCCAGACGTGAAAAAATGTCAAAAATAATTACATAAAAAAAGCGGAAAAACTGTTACGTTTCATCCGCTTTAAATCCTTAGATCTATTCTTTAAATTTCTTCAATATGCATAGTTGCCGTAGGAACCCAATGCGGTTTTTTGGCCCCATATTCAGTACCATCAACCCACATAATTTCTCCCCCATCTTCCATTTGGTCTCTTTCTTCTTCGTCCATCTCATCTACATAATCATCCCAAAACAGTCCGAACCATTTTTTCTTCTCAATATAAGCAACCACTTGTTCTAATGCAGACTGTGCATCCTCTGCCAGAGTCGTAAAAGTATCGCACCTATAATCATCAACAGGATATTCTATTAAAAAATTTGCCTTCTCACGAGAACCACCAATCTTTATTATATCCTGTTTATCACACAAAGCCTCGTTGACAGCATGTCTGATTACCCTGTGAAGCTGTCCCTCCGTTAGTCTTACTCTTCTCATATTTTTATTTCTTTTTACATGATAAATATCTGCAGAATTTACATAATTCCCCCCCCCCCCGCAAATACCGTGCCAGGCGTGAAACAATGTCAAAATATTTACACAAAAAAGCGGAAAAACTGTTACGTTCCTCCGCTTCCTTATTAAAACAAATCAAACAAGTAAAAATCAAACATCAGCATAATATCTCTTTGCTGCCTCTTTCTGTCTTGCAGAAGAAAAATTGCTAACTCGCTTTATATATCCGATAATACGGGTAATATAATCAACATTCTCACTTCCGCATTTAGGACATTTTTTCAAATATCGTTTATCAATCGTTCCACAATCATTACATATCGTATTGGGAATATTGAAAGTGAAATAATTGCATCCCTCTTTTGCTGCCACTTTAAGCAACTGCTTGTATTGTTCAAATGACAAGTGTTCATCAAGATTGCAATGCAATGCAGAACCTCCAGTAAGATGCTCTATGTATTTTTTGCCGTGTAATTTAAACTTATCTATAACATTGGTATTTTCATCCTCAACAATATAGAAATAGCTGTTATAACAATCACGAGGGACAAAATAGCCATCCTCCTTATCCCATTTTGCATGTTTAACTCCAACATTTTCTGCAGGAATCATTTCGCAGTTGAACATGACCTCCTTTGTTCTGTATTTCTTATTATACGTTTCAACCAATCCAAGTATCGACTGTACATAAGAACTGTATTCATCACAATCCTTTATTGGAATCTGCAAGAATTCGGCACCCTCTACCAGTCCGTTCACTCCTATTGTCAGATACTGTCGGTTTATATTTATATATCCAGCGTCAAACAGAGGAAGCATTCCTTTCTTTAGCAATTCCTTCAGATTTTCATTATATGCCAATTGGACCTTATGTACAAGATCAACAATTTCCTCCAAAAAAGACATATAGGTTTTTCCATGTTTGACCGCATATTGTATACATCTATTCAGGTTGATTGTAAGAACGCTTTTTGAGCCAGTAGAAACGCCTCCTGCTCCAAGAGTGTAGCTAAACCCATTATTCTGTATCTCGTTTCTCAAACGGCAACAGGAGCTAAGGGAATCGGCTTTATCGCTCATATATGTAAAGAACGAATGTCCCTCTGCGTACATCTCTGCAGTAAAGTCTCCATACTCCTTATCCTTTGGTTCACCATTATCAGACAATAATGCCATGGATTCCACAGGAAACGTCAATACGGTTTTGGTCCGTTCTGCATTAAACCATTTCATGAATCTCTTTTGCAACCAGCTTAAAGAATCCCAAACAGGAGCTGTTCCATCAGGAAACTTGAAATCACCGAAAATACTTTGGAAATAATATCTGTCATAATAAGCTACATTCCAAAATACAGCCTGAAAATTTCTTGCTCCCGTAGGCTGATTTAATGAATAAACAACCTGCTCAAAACAATCAGAAATAACTTTGTCTATACTTCTCTTTCTGAC